TCTTCATGTTCATCTTTATTATCATCTTCATCAATTAATAAATTATATTTAACAAATAAATCATATATATATGATCTATATAAATAAGTGTGGAGTTCACTTTTATTATGTTCATCACATTCTGAATGTGAATATAAACGATTTGATGAAGAATATCTATGAATTATATGGCGTTCATTTTTACTAAGACAGTTTGGAAATACTATTTCAATATTATTATTAATATATTTTGAATCAAGTACATCAGTAATTAATGTATACTCAAAATCTTTTTTTGAAGTAAGAATAGCTTTAGAAATAATATTCCATTTATTTGTGTCTAAATAAATAACTGTTGTCATGTTTAATTCTTTAAATATTTACTTATTTAATTATATAAAAAATATATATACTTTTCAATTTTTATTAAACCCAAAAATTGGTTTTTAAGCATCATATGTATTATCATTTGGACCAATCTCATCTACTAATGGGACATATGGTTCAAAAACTCCACTATATAAGAATACATTTCCAACAACAATAGATGGATTCTGTATATCATGTGCTGTACTACCTCCTGTATTATCTATATTTAATGCTGCAAGAGATGAATATAAATTTGGTTCATTTCCAGAATTAACATCTGCATTCATTGTAGAACTTCCATCTTGATATGCTAAACCATATCCATCTGTTCCTGCACCTGTAGGACCAGTACCATTATGTGTGTGTGTATGGCTTGGCATTTCAGAAACTGTAAGAAGATGCTTTTGATTACCAAAGCGCTCTCCTTGTACAAGAGTATGTGCATTATATGTTATATTACCACCAACTGGTTGACCTGCAGCAAATAATGCGCGACCACGGCAATCTGGTAGTTTGAAATCTGATGCATTATTACTTCCATATGTTGTACCTATAACATTATATAGTGCACTGTATGTAGTTCTACTTAATGCACTTCCATCACATTTCATCCATCCGTGAAAACTAACGTTGCATGCAGACCATTTATAGTCTCCCACTACTGAATCTTTTAAAAAATCAATGTATTTTTCACGTTTAATTGCGTTAAATAGTAATCGCGTTGCAACAATATCTCTAGAAAGTATTGGTGATAATGCCATTTATTTATTATCTACTATAAAAATGATATATTATATTTAATCTGGTTATTTTAGTTTTATTTTTATTACTATTAATATTTTACTATTGTTATTGTTAATAATATCTAAACATTATATGCTAAACCACCCATACCACTCATAATTCGTAATACATTATATGAAACTGCATATGAAGTTAATAATGAATCATTACCAAGTATATTTTCATATTTGTCTTGTATATATAACTGTAATACTGCCATATCAATACGTGAGAAGTTAAGGGATCCACTGGGTTGATGTTCTTCTGGAGAAATTGCAAAACTGTATACATTTATACCATCTGCTGGTGTTCGAGTGTGATGTTCATATGGTTGTAAATAATTAAAATACATAGCATCTTGTTCTCTAAATCGATCTTGTCCATTCATTAATATTTTAGCATTATCTAGGGGATTTACTGTTCCATCTAAATATACTCCATAGTTAAACGGCATCTTAACAGTAACATCATTAAATGCTGCACCATCACCACCTGTAGGACGACCTGTTAATCCTAATAATAATGAATCAATTGGTGTTGATGCTTGAGCAAGTGTTAACATTGTACCAAGAATTGCAACATTATACATACTTGGAGTAGTTGCAACAGCAGATGCTTCTAATGCATTAAATATTGCAAGTAGGTTTGCAGGTAATGCTGGATTTGGTAATATTGAATTTGTATCATATGTATTTGATGGAAGTGTTGGGGGTAAATTTTGATTTCCTGCAAGTACAAGATTACCACTTCCATCATATTGTGCACATGCAAGTATAAAGCGTTTTGTAGCAATAAGTAACATATTATCAAGATCATTTGGATCATACCATAAATATTTATATGATCCACCAGAATTAAGCATACGGCTTGAATGTATTACCCATATTACTTCTTTAACTGGATGATTAAATGTTAAAACTTGATTATTTCTTGAAGAAGAAATAGAATCCGGTCCACACCATTGGACTTGTTCAATTAATAATTCGTGACTTAATTGAACAAAACGGCGACGTTCATCTGTATCTAAGTAAACCATTCCGCATTCAAATGTTGCTTCAGTAATAGATAAATTTAGTGCTGTAACTGGATCAACTTGAAATCCAGTTGTTACAATTAAATTTTCAATACTTTCAAGTAATAAATTAATTTTTACTTCATGATATTGTAAAGCAATTAAAGGAAGTGCGACTCCGACATTACGATCAAAGAAAAACTTAAGTGGTATGTATAGTGTATATGAATCATGTGTATTATTTAATGTTGTCATAGAAGCTACATTTCCAACTAATATATTATAACCGCGTTCTTGTTCGGCATGTAATGTAAGTTCACGAAATATTTGTAATGCATCACTATTGTGATAATCAATACGTTGTCCTCCTATTTGGAGTTCGATTGTTTTTAATAATGCATGACCTATATTTTCTACCCATGCCCATTGTGCTCCAGCTGGAGCAGTTCCGGCAGATAATACAACACGTACGTATGTTTTTGAAATTAAATCAGCAGAACGTTCAATATTAACTGAAGTAAGACCACCAAAATTTGGTTTTGCAACAAAATTATTTCGAATAGTCTCTAATGCAAAATTAGTATGACGACGATAAACAACTTTGAAAAATGTTATTTGGGGATTACCTGTAAGAAAAACATCTTGGGCACCATATGCTACTAATTGTAATAAACCACCAGGCATCTACGATCTACTATATTTGTAGCATAAATAAAAATTAGTATAATCAACTTATTAAATATAAATTTTATTCTTGTTTATTCTCTTTTTTTCGAGTACTTCTTCTAACTTTTATAACACTTCTAGTATCTTTTGATTTGTTTGTATTAATTTTAATAAATAGATCATTCTTAAGATCAGTAGAATCAATATTTTTTGTACAATAATCATTTACACCATTTACACTGCTATCTGCAATATTTTCATCTACAGATTCACACGTATTATAACAGACACTTTTAATATATTTAAATAAATTATATATTTTCATAATTACGAAATCTAAAGTATAAGATATTGTAATAGAAGTAATATATATTGAAATTACATATAATATAGCAAATAATATTTCTCGTTTACATTGTATTGATTTTATAACAATAATAGTACTATCTGTTAAATTATTAACATATAATTCGTGTAGTGATAAGAGTATTTCTGTACGATTAACTAGATTATAAGATATTGTACTTAGTTTCTCAACATAATTTGCATATATAGTTGTAAAATTAATCATTGTATATAATATATTTATATGATAAGCTATAGTTCAATCAACATATCAATTTTTACAAAGATGTATTATGGTGGTTATTGACACAAATAAACTGAGTATTATGTGTTAATTCATGAATATGTTTCGAATTTGTATATGTACATGTTGAACGAATTGAACCATTTAGATCTTGAATTGTGTCATGTAACGAGCCTTTAACTGGAATATTAACTTGTTTTCCTTCAGCAGAACGATACTCTTGTAATCCATTATTATATTTTTCATTAGCTGTTTGTGATGACATTCCATAAAAACTTTTATATTTTATTTGTGTAAGTTGATCTACAACTATTTCACCAGGCGATTCATTATGACCTGCAAATACAGAACCACACATTACAAAATCTGCACCTGCGCCAAATGCCTTTGATACATCACAAGGATGTATAATACCTCCATCTGAAATAATATATCCACGCGCACTTTTAGCTGCTTCACTACATTCTAATACTGCACTTAACTGAGGATAACCTACACCTGCTTTAAGACGTGTTGTGCAAACGCTTCCAGAACCAATTCCAACTTTAACAATATTTACTCCTGCGTTTTTAATTAATTCATATGTACGTTCTGGTGTAACTACATTACCGGCTACAATAATAATATTTGGAAAAGTTTCTCGTAATCTTAGACATGCATCTGTAAGACTTGTCATATAACCATTTGCCACATCTACACAAACAAACTGTACTTTAATACCTTTTAATGCAAGATAATCTATAAGATTACTAGCAATATTAATATCATTTTTAGAAACACCGCATGATAACATATAATTATTTGTATATTGTAGTTCTTGTGGCGTGTTTGTTTCATTTAACCATTCAATATTAAAATGTTTAGGAAAACACGTGATATAATCATATTGGCGTAATACATTAAATGTATCTAGATTCGATACAGTATCCATATTTGATGCAATTATTGGTGTACCTTCCCAACATTTATGTAATTCTGGAAAATCAATTCGACGTGTAAGTGAGACTTCTTTACGTGATTTAATAGATGTTTTTCTAGGTACAATTAATACGTCTTTAAAATCTAATTTTGGAGTATTATTAATAAATTTTGGACCCGAATATGCATAAGGTCTCATTGTTCTCATCTTAAATAAATTTTATCTAGCACTCTAATTCTATAATATATGTTTAATCTTTAAATAAAATTTCACAAAATTTGAACGACTGTATATTATATTTGTAATATAATCTTTATTATTAATAAGATGTCAAGTAAAAAATATCAAGTAAATGAATCTAGTGAATCTAATGCAAGTAAAATATTTTGTGAAACCAAAGAATATTTTACTATAGTTGCATCAAGTCATCGATTTTTACGCGATTGTTTAGTTAATACTGATTTGAATACATCATATAAAATTTCAAATAAAATTATGGTAGATTTTATAGAAAAGTATAAAGATACACGTGATATATTAAATAGTATAATTAGAGTATTAGTTGTAGCCGCAAATAATATTGATATTCAATATACAAATAATGATGACAATAAAACTGAAACTAATATACTTCAAAAATTATATGATTTTCTAAAAGTACAACTGCCAAATAATATTAGTATGATTAACACTGTTTATAAAATGTATAATTTAGATACTAAAGCTTTGTCACCTGTTACTAATGTAACAGAAGTAAAACAAACAATAAATCATACACCACGTCCTAGTAGTAGCAGATTTAGAACAGTTTTATATACTACAAAAACAAGAGCACAAGGTGGTGATATTAAAAACTAATTATATAGTAAATGAGTTGTTTCTCTTTTAGAAAAAATAAAATTAATATTGATGATTCAAGTAATTATATGGATCAGAATGATTTTTTGGATGCATATTACACAAGTTGTGATATTAAAGATGTAAACAATACAGTTTTTATGATGATTGAAGGAGTTGGTACTTTTACTAAATATAAATATATTTCTTATGAACCAATTATTAATCTAATAATAGAAACATTAGAATATAATAAAGATGCTTCATCTAAATTAGGAAGAACTATTACAAATGCATTATCTGCTTTTACTGATATGAAATTACTTAGTACATTAGATTTATCGATGGGGCTTGATTTGAGTATACTTGAGAATATTAGTGATGAAACACGAGGTAAAATAATTGAAATTTCTTCTAAATTTAAAAAATATTTAGATATGCCAAATATTAAAAATATATGTATGATATGTTGTTCACATGGTTCTTTAATAATTCAATTTACTTTATTATATATGGCTATGACATTTGATGCTAAATATTTTAATAAAATTCATGAACAAATTAAAGTTATAACATATGGATCACCACGTTATTTATCCAAAAATTTATTTAATGTATTTGGTACTTATCATAAAAGACAAAAAACTATTTTACCATCAATTGGTTCAGAATGTTCTAAAATTAGCAATTTACCGAGTGTTTTAAATTGTTACCATGTAAAAGATCCAGTTTTAAATAATTTTAAAATATTTGGAATTATACCATTACATGTTCCTAATTTCAAAACAATTAAATCACGATTTGATAATAAACTTTTTTTATATGATGAATCTGAATCTATATTATATACAAATAATACAAATTGTATTTGGTATGCAAATGATACTGGTAAATTAGTATATAAATTAGATAAAAAAGGTAAAAAAATAGAACTTGTTACAAATACAACTATTGTTAAACGTGATATATATAATAATAATAAAGAATTAGTAAATCCTGATGAACTTTATCCATATTCTATATCAGACACCAAAGTTATAAATTATCATGGTGATATAGGAGTATTATATCCAATATTTAAAAATAATATACTATTAAATTTAAGATTTGCATCTAGTAAATTATCACAAGATTCAAATGGATTAATATTAAATGATATATATTATTATACATATGAAAAGAATATATATGCTGTTGATATTATTACAAAAGCAAAATCTAGAGGAGGAAAATACAAAAATAGAATTGTGAAATCTTAATACTTTAAAATTTGAATCTGTTTATTTTTGTTATTTAAACATCTAACTACTTATTTATATAATATGAATGTATTAAATTCTTCACAAAATAATATTACACATATAATTCATGTTGCTGATATACATATTCGTGTAGGTAATTATGAAACTGCACGTGTTGCCGAATACAAACAAGTATTTGATCGATTTCTTGATGAAATTATTGCTATGGATGCTGTTGTGAATGAAACTGCGTTACTTGTAATTTGTGGTGATATTTTTCATAGTAAATGTCGTATGGAATCTGCAGGAACTCAAATATTCTTTGATTGGATAAATAAATTACTCGATTTAGTTCCTATACTTATTATTTGTGGTAATCATGATTATAAGCAATCTGAACCAAATGTAACTGATTCTGTAGAAATGTTATGCACTCCTTATTCAAAAGGCTATGGGCGTCATAAGTTTGGTATACATTATCTTTCTCAAACTGGTCAATATATTTGGAATAATATTGGCTTTGGAATTGTAAGTGTTAAAGATACATTACGTGAATTTAATACTGCTGGTATCGTTAGCGATTTGCCACCTTTTCCTAATCCTGAATTATTTAATAGTTGTGATCCTAATTTAAATGTTGATTTCAAAGTAGCTTTATTTCATGGTACTATAAGTCAATCGGCATTACCTTCAGGTAAGAGTGCCGAGGATGTATCACATGGTTATCCTTTAATGTGGTTTACTGGATATGATGCAGTAATGCTAGGTGATAATCATAAACAACAATTACACACACATGATAGCGGAATGAAATGGGGTTATTCTGGATCACTTGTACAGCAAGACTTTGGAGAAACACTTCATGGACACGGTTATATACTTTGGGATGTTTCTGCAAAATCTGGAACAATTCATCATATTAATAACGATTATGGTGCAATTACAGTTGTCGATGAATCTATTTATATTTCACCACAAGTAAAGTATAATTTCAAAGATGCAGTAGCTTTGCCATATTTTCCTAAATCACCACGTGTTCGTATTATTGGTGATCGTGATGATATAACTATTTGCGAAACTTTATTTAAACGTTATAACATAGTTCCTAGTGAAATTATTGTACGTAGTAAATTAGCATTAACTAATCGCAAGATTAGAACTGTGGGTGGAATAGAGAATGAAAATGTAATTGAAAATACAAATGATTATGAAATAATAAACAAAAAAGATGATTTAGAAGAAAATATTCGTAAATTGACAAATCTAAATAGTCCAGAATGTTGGGAAACATATATTAAAACCACATATGTTGACAATACACAAGTTGAAATTTCCACAACATGGCTTCATGAACCTAAACAAATGATGATACCATTTAATTATAATATACACGATTCATTACTTGATAGTATTAAATTACGTAATAGTAAATTAGAAAAATTATATGATGTCTATGAAAAACATGTAAATGGTGTGGCAACAAATAATTATAATATTAGTTTCAAACATATGCAATGGGATTATTTAATGTGTTATGGTGAAGGAAATTACTTTGATTTTACTAAAATTGAAGACAAAATCGCGTTAATTAATGGTGCAAATGCTACTGGTAAATCCGCTTTCTTAGATGTACTTTGTATAGCAATTTATGGTGAACCAACTACGTCACGGCGTGATTTTAGTGGGTCTGTTATGTCTTGTAAAATTATAAATGATCATAAACCGCATGGTACAGTGTCGGGTGTAGTTCTTCATGTAGAAATTGCAGATTCTAGTAATAATAAAAAAGATATATATGAAATTCAACGTACATTTATAAATCATTCTACAGATGAACAAAGTGACTCAGTAAAACCTAGCATTATTGCAGTTTATAAAATAGATGAAATCGCACAAACTAAAACTATTGTTGCGGAAGGTGCATCGACTGTTAATGTATGGATTGCAAAATACTTTGGTAGTATTGATGAAATGCTTATGAGTTCTATACTCTGTCAAAATGACAATATTAACTTCTTCACACACAAGCCAGCTGATCAAAAGCTTATTATTGAGAAGGCACTTCATATGGATACAATAAGTTCATTTGTTGAATATTTAGAAGAATGTGTAAAAGGTCATAAATATATACTTGAAAAAGTACATAGTTATCGTCAAGGTCTAATGCAATCAAATGACACTGCAACTAGTAATGGAACATGCAGTATTAGTGAGCAAAGTTTAAATGAAATGGAATTACAATTAGATTCTTATAAAAAAGATTTAGAAACTATAATAAATGAAAATAATGAATTATTAGGTATTATTGGAAATATTGGTATGACTACTCAAGCTAGTATTGAAAATACTGATTCTGAAGATATAATAAAAGAAACCATTAATGAATTGGAAAATAAAATAAATTCGTTTAAAATTAATAATGATATTTTCACAAATGATTTACGCGAATCATTTATTAAGTTAAATATACAACGGGATTTACTTGTCGATAAATTAAAAGAATATAATATTAACATACCTGAAACAAGTAATACTTACAATATTAGTACAGAATTAGAAGAATATGATCTAAAAATATTAAAGCTTGAAGAAGCTAAGAAAACACATTTACAATCAGATAACCCACAATATAATTTATCATATATTGAAGAAAAAGAACATATGTATTATGAATGGTTAAATACTAATTTACAATTTAATGATATAAATACAACTGATGCAATTATTGATTATAATTTTAAAAATACTGAATTGACTGCTTTATTAGAAATATATAAAAAGTACGATGGATTACTAACTACACCATTAGATAATACTAATAATATAAATGTTACTAATATAGATATTTATAATACATCTAATATTATTAATTTATATAATAATTATACAGATTTAACAAAAGAATTTAACATATTAAATACAAATAAACCAGTGTATAATGATACTATCTCTGTAGAAAATATTGAAAATGTCATTGGATCATATAATACATGGAAAACACAATTTCCTAGTGAATGGTTAACAACTAATGGATATCAGATTTCATTATTACGAGAAAAATTAACAGAATTACGTATACAATATGATAGACTAATGAATGATGAATATGTTAGAAAACCAACTATTAAATTCACAGGATCTAATATAAATACTTCTAAAACATATACCATTTCGCAATTAGAAAAATTACAAGAACCTATACATGTTGAAAAAGATATTTCAAAATATGATACATGGCAATTTAAATGGAATAAATGGTGTGAATATATTAGATCATTACCAAATGAAAGTGTTGATGAAATTAATGAACGTATCGAGAATGTAACTTCATGGATAACAAAATTAAAAACTGCACACGAAACACTTGCAAAATTAGAAAAAGAACGTCAAGGCACAAATGATGAAATTACTGCTATAAATCAAATGGAATTCAACCCTGAATGTTGGGCATGCTGTAAACAACCAAAAATGATTCGTCTTCAAGATTTAAAAACACTCTTAATGAATCTTGATAAACGTATTTTAAAGTATAAACAACATATTAATAAACATCATTTAAGTATAGCTGGATTTGAAAATGAGCTTACTGAATTACGTGAAAAATTAGAAATAAGAAAAAAATATGATGAAAAACATGAAATGTATGTTGCCGAAAATACTATATGGATTAGTGCTTTAAATGCATCAGCGTGTGAAGAAAAACGTAAAGCTAAATTAGAAATAGTATGGTGGAATATGTGGACTACATGGAATAATAAAGTAAATGAACTAAAAGAATCTATTACAAAATTGCAATTATATTTAGATACATATTTAACACAAAATGAATTATATCAAATTGCTATAACAAATAAAAGTGTTGCAAAATCATTTATTAAATGGTCAGAATCATACAATTCTTTACAGACAAAACTGAACGATTCTCATAGATTTATTTGGTTATTAATAAAAGACTCTATTCAAAATATTACTGAAACTATATCTGAGAATAATGCAGAGATTATTCAATTAAAATCGTATAATACTGAATTGTTAAAGTGGAATAATATACTTGATATACTTAAAGTTGATAAATTATATCATATAACTCAAAATAAATATAGTACTGATATACAAGCAATTAAAAATACAATTGCAAATTATAAACTATTACAATCTTTAATTAATATTAATAATGAATTAGATAAATTACAGAATAATATTGATATTATGAATGATGCAGAATTAATCAAAGAAGATATTACAACTCTTAAAAGTATATTAGCATTACGAAAATGGGAAGTAAATAATATGTTAATTAAAGATTTAAATAATAATATTACTGTGTTAACAAAAAAATTTATTACTGATAGTGATTCATTTAATAGATTTAATACATATGAATTAAACACTAGATCAATTAATAATGCATATAATGATATTAAAACACGTTATGAAAGACTCACAGAGTTCCATACACGATTTGTTGGCACAAAAACAATTGATGGTTTTAAGAATTGGGTCTATAAAAATATGGTTATACCATTAATTGAACGTGAAATGAATGCATTTATTATTAATATTGATATATTCAGTGTTAATATTCGTATGAAATCTGGTAAATTAATATTTATGCTTAATGATCGTGGTAGTAAACCTACATTAGATCACGCAAGTGGTTATCAAAAATATATTGCAGGACTTGCTATGCGTATAGCATTATTACGTATTGGTGCTGTTGGTAAAAATATTAAACATTTAATATTGGATGAAGGATTTGTTGCATGTGATTCAATAAATATATTAAAAACAAAGGAAATTATGGAATTGCTAATGAAAATTGGTGATTATAAAAGTATTATGATGATTTCACATCTTGAAAATATTCGTGATATTGCAGATACACGCATTGATGTATGTCGTTGTGCTAAAAACGTAACAAGTTATATACGATTTGGTACAATGCGTAAACAATTACGTAAAGCAGGACTTGCTACTATGGAAGATGTTACTGAAACACCTAAGAAAAAAGGTGGACGACCACGTAAAAATATTAATTAAACATTAATTTATTTAGATTCAAGTTTATCTAAACGCTGTGCTAAACTTACAACTAGTAATTCAAGATTATTTACTTTTGTTTTTAGTATTTGATTTTCATTATCAAGTGCTTTTACAGCTGCAGTTGTAATTGTAAATATTACTTCTTTTTCTAGCACATTGAAATCATTGACATATTGACCATATATAAAATATATGGTATCTACTATATAATTCTCAATTATTGTAAATGAATAATCATCTATTATTCTATCTAATGTAATATATAGTTCATTATTGTTTGAATCGAATATTTTGATACTCTTATGAATATTGTTTGCATTAATACAATCTGTAGTTTTATTTTGGAGCGTTATTGTTTTATTTGACGAATTATATATACCATTTGTGTAAATATTTGGAATGTACTCATCGTGTTTACTAACACATTCTGGTATAATATTACTTGTTTCTTGTGCAATAAAACCGTGTACTAATTTATTACCATTTGTAATTGTATCAATATAGTTGTATGTTCGTGGTTGAATTTGTCTAATTCTTTCAAGTGAATAATTATCTGTAATATTTGTTATATTTGTTTTAATACGTTCATCTGAAGAACTCATAAAAGATGTACCAGTCCATATAGCATTATTTGCATAAATACTTACTAGTGTATTTGTTCGTGCAGCAATATTGCTTGTAATTGTTCCATAATTTGTATAATTACTTGATGAAATACCACCAATAACTGTTAATCTAGTTAATGTTCCAACAGTTGTTATATTTGGTTGTGATGGATTTGTTATTACTGTATTTGTATAATTTGCTACTATATTTGAGGCAACTATTGTACCTGTGCAATTTATACCAATATTATTATTTGTATATTGAATATCAATCGGGTACTGTGGATTTAATGTACCAATACCAATTGATGAATTTACAACATTTAATAATGGTGTAACAACAATTGGTGAAAATTGTACAAAATTATTTCCATATGGTATTAAAGCATTTTGTAGTGTTGGTGAATATGTAATTTGATTCATACCATATATATTAAATGTACTTTGTGTATACCAATTAATTCCATCTGAGCTTGCAATAATATATGATTGTATATTTTGAACATTTGGATAATTACCAACTGCTATAAATAAGTTAAAATCATCTATCCATATAGCATTAACAAATCTTACATCTACTGGATTAGTTGTATTATTCCAATTAAAACCGTCATAACTATATAAACTAAGTCCCCATCCAACTGCTACATATATTTGTAAATAACTAGAATATGCTATACTTTCTAGTGCAGTTGGATATGATCCTGGTAATGTATATGTTGTCCAATTTATTGCATTTGTGCTATATGCATAACTCATTCTTGTTCCAATAGGACCAAATGTAGGAACATAAGCTGCACTTCCAACTGCCATAAATTTATTTTTTTCTGGTATCCATATTACTTCATTTGCACCCATATTAGGCATAAATGCTGTATTCCAAGTAGTACCATTATAACTATAAAGTACATTTGATGCATTTGTATATGAATAATAAGTTGGACCAGGTCCAACTTGAGCACCAACAACTACAAACATATTACATGTAGATGACCAACATACAGATGTCCAATTTGATGTAGCTGGAGTATTTTGTATTGACCATGTTTGTCCATTTGAACTTGTCATAAGTCCAGAAGGTCCTACTGCAACAATTAAATTACACAATGGTGAATATGTTACAGACATCGTTTTATTTAATGGTGCTGTGTATTTTGACCAATTTGTACCATCTATACTTGTACCTGAATAATATGAATTACCTACTGCAACATATTGATTATTTGCCCAACATATTGCAGACCACCCTCCAGTAGGAGGATTAGATACAGTATTAAGTGTCCATAAACTATTATTCGATGATCCAATTACATAATAATTTGATGTACATGATCCAGAATATAATGCAGTACTTGTAAGATTTGATGTACTAAGTGTATTATAAATAGTTAAATTAGAAGCATTTATATTATTTGTTACAGAAAGTGAAGTAAGTGTACCAACACTAGTAATTATTGGTTGTAATGGATTTGTTACTATACCTGCAATAGTTGCATTTGATGATGTAGCAGTTATAATAAAATTGCTTACATAGTTTGATGTTGCAAGTTGTGACGTAGCAGCTCCAATTAAACTACTAACATAGTTTGATGTTGTTAATGACTGTGTAGCAGCTCCAATTAAACTACTAACATAGTTTGATGTTGTT